GCGGGCCGCAGCATTAGCTTGTGCGGCAGCACGGATACGCTCAGAAGGTGAACCACCAACATAAGTACGTGAAGCAGTTATTGCACCGGGGGATGTTTGGTAACGTGCAGTAGCTTCTGGTAGCTTTGCAAACAGTTCCGAACCCATGGTATATGGGTCGCGCTTATCAGTGACGAAGTCATCCTTCTGCGTGAACTTTGGCGTGTACAGGTCTTTCAGGACTTCCACGCCAGCACCTGACTGGGTTGCTCCAGTGGTTGTCGTAGCTCCACCAACCGTGGCACCTGTGCCGGTACCGGGAGTTACACCGCCTCCGCCGCCTCCGCCGCCTCCGCCGCCGGTATCTGGCTGAGGGAAAGATACTCGAGGTTTATCGTCTATAACCGTTGGAGCAGCAGGGGGTTTAGCCCGCGCAATCAGGTCGTCAAGCGCTGCTATATCGTTGTTAAACAACGTCTGAAACTGACCACGGTGTAGCTTTTGGTTGCCGAGAGCGCCTTGCAGCCCACTTGTTATCGTTTTTGCAAAGTCAGTATCAGCCGCTCCCGCTGCCTTCAGCGCTGCTAGCTTCGCATCAAACGTCTTCGCATAGTCGCTACGGTCGAACCCAAGGTCGTCCAGTGGGTTTTTGGGGTCATCAATATAACCGCCCTCTGCATAGCCACGGCGCTCGCCTGTGGCAGTTAAGAAACCAACTGGGTTGACTTCGTCGAAGAACTGGATTTCACCTTCGCCTTCAACCCTAGGGTCAAACTTGCGCGGTATTGTGCGGTACGGACCTTCGTACTTGAACTGATAACCCTCTTCGTCGGGATTGTAAGGTTTGTATGTAGGCTGCGAGGCATCCGAAATACCACTTAGTACACCCATACCCGCAATCATCGGAGCGTTCTTAGCAATAATACCGGGAGTACCGGCAGGTAGCCCTGCCTTTGCAGCAGCACCGAAGTTTTGAGCAAGGCCAGCAAGACCCGTTTTAGCTGCTGTAGTACCAGCAGTGTTGGCCAGCATACTGTCCGCCGCAAGTCCACGCGCCATGTTAGCAGATGATCCGAAACCTCCAGCGCCAGCGCCACCAACCGTAGACGCTAGTTTAGTTCCAGTAGCCGCAGGTGCGAGACCGCCAGCAAGCGAAGCGCCGCCATATGCTTGGAGACCGGCCATCAGACCTTTCGAGAGGCTACCTGTTTTAGCGACAGAGCCAGCAGCAACAAGGCCAGCAGCAGCAAGGGGGCCGACACCGGGTATAAAGTTAAGTCCGATACCAAGGAGTGTAGGTAACAGCTTCTTGAGGAAGCCAGCTTCAGGAAGGCCAGTCTCTGGGTTAATAGTAAGTGAGCCACCATGCGCCATAGCTAGCCCTTGGAGGCTGTTAACCTCGCCGGGTGTCATATGGACAAGCATGGAGTCATCGCCACGACCGTAGCTCTGAAGCTCCTTTGCCATAGGATTAGCAGTCACAGAGAGACCACCCTGCGCAGGGAGGCCACCAGACATACCCGGAACTTGCTGGCCAAGCATAGGAGGATTGCCCACAGGGGGCCTAGCACCACCTACCGGTGTATATGTTGGCGGAGCCGTCTGTACGTCCATCATGCTAATTCCTACCTTGTTCCTACTTCTATAGCATTAATCTAACGAAAACTAAAATACCAATATCACACGTTATTCGACATAAACTCAACCTGCACGATAGCCGAAGGTGTAGCTGGTATCGCAGGAGTCACACCTACTGAATATGTAACCGCCGGAAAATGTTCCATAGATACGCTTGTGCTTGTGACATGCCACATAACTTGGATGTAATCATTTACGGCTAGCTCAACCATGATCGGCGTCGTGACAATTAAGTGCGATGGGTTGCCCGTGCTTTTACGCGCCGGAATAGAAAACCGACTATTGGTGTCGGGGACATCCGCGCCATTCTTGCGGAGCCATATATCAATATCCTGCACATCGTTGGTCGTGTTTTTGAATTGGAGGCTATAGGTAACGGTATACACGCCCGCAGCAGGCACTGTAAGCCGAGAACCACTACTTAATGTGACCCCATCCACGAAGTCTGATGCGTCATAAGTAACCGCATAGGCAGTGTCGATTGCAGCCGCCGTCTGATCGGTTTGGCTCTGGAACTGCCCGAAGGGGAAGGCTAAATGGATGCCACTCCCATAGAAGAAGTCGGCTGTATAAGTCTGAGCGTTATTACCTGCACGTGAGTCAAGCTGTGAGAAGTACGTTTCCAACACACGGATAACCTGCCGTATATATTGCGCATCATATTGCGCTGGGGGGTTGGGCAGTGGAGCGGCGCGGAACTTATCGAGTGCCATTAGCGACGTCCATCAGGGCGAGCATCCAAGCGCGGTGCGCCTAACTGCCACTGCACCCCAAGCTGGCTGGAACTAATTTTTAGCGCCATCTGACGTGCACGTGCGCGCACAAAGACCTGATCTGTATACTGGTTCACCGACGATGTTATCACGCGCTGGGCATCCGCAGGGTCGATAGAGACCGGAGCACCGGGGAAATTACGTGGGCGTACAGTAAGTGTTACTTCAGCAGCCGTAGCGGTAGAAGCCGCAAAGCTAATGTCTGGCAGTATACGCCGAGTAAGCATGAACTGATCGCCGTCATCGAGGTCAAAGTCAGACGACTGGATGTAGCTCGTCATAGGCAGTGTGTCGTCGTTGATGCCGTTCTCGTGCTCATAGATATTCCCAACCGAAGTACCGCCCGGAGTGTTTGCTGCCTGTGGGTAGTAGCGTACAGCAGTATCGAGCCATGCCGTACGGTCAATCGTGCCGTAGTACCAGATGCGCTCCAGATGGTTATAAACCACATAGGCATTATTGTAGTCCGAGTCTGCGGTGGGGTAGAACCACCAGACTTCGTTCCACTGCTCATTGGTGCCGCATACTACTTGGTCGGACTGGTTGAGGTTGAAGTTGTTAAACACGTGGTTACGCAAGGTGCAGGGCAGCGTCTCGACGCGACCGGTGTAGGCATAGAACTTATCCTGCCCCATCCAGTAAGTGATGTTAGCCGCTGTAGTCACCGCACGTGATGACATGATGGATATGGTATCCGCATATTCCTGTAAACCGAACACGTCTGTCGTGCCTAAGAACTGCAGAGTGTACAGGTGGCTGTCTGTCCAGACTAAGATTTCCTGCCGTGTAGGAAGAGCGCGCACGATGCGTGAACCACGAGAAACACGTAGGAAGCCAGCGGTATTAGTAACTGCAGGAGTCCAGTCACCCGGTGTATCTTGGTCAGCCCAGCGGATCAACAACGGATCAAAGTCGGCTGGGTCAGTAGACCCGAACGGCACAGCGCCAAAAGCCAACAAGTGCTTATCCTGCTGGGATACTAGCAACTGCATAATCTTAACGGGGACCGACGCTGCCGTAAATCCTTGCGCAGTGGCATAAGCTGACAGGCTAATAGCCCGAGTACCCAATGCGTTCTGTGGGTCAGTTGTTACGCCGCGCTCCCACCAGTAACCCTCACCGTTGCGGATGTTCATCACAAGGTCGTTGTCGAAGTTGTCAAACCACCAGTCGCGCTGCGGTAATACTATTGGCTGGTCAGCGCCTAGACCCCAAGCGTTCCGACTCCATGGCCCAACACCCCAACCGTAGCCGTAAACAGTAATAGCGTTACCGGGGTTAATCTCCATCTGCACGACAATAGCAGTGCCACCCCCGCCAGCGACCGTAGATGTCGCAGCGGTAGCTACTTCGATAGTGAACGAGAAACCGCTGATAACTGAGGTGATGCGATGGTTGGCATTAAGTTCTGCGGCTGGGATACCGCCTACGGCACCTGAAACACCTGAAATCTGCGTATAAGCACCGGCTACAGCATTGGTTGCAGTGACCGTAGTTATCGTAACCGTGCGTGAACCATTGGTTGTGTAGACGCAGTTGTCCGAGTTTGTGGTGCTGATTGTTGCACGGATGGGCGTGATATCGTAGAAATAACCACCAACCTCGATGTACACTTTTTCGTTAGTGCCTACAGCAAGGAAGTCGTCTGTGAACGTAGTGACCCAGTTCCACATCTGACGGCAAGTACCGATAAACGTACGTGGGGTAGCCTTAACCCACCCGCCTAGCTTCTCAGGATAACCTGAGCGGAACCTGATCTTGTCGCACTCATACCAGCCGCCCTCGTTGGAGTAGTCGGTCTGGTCGCGGTTCACACCGGGCTTAAACTGGAGCTTGATAAAGGCCATTAACGAGTTCCGCTAAACGAAATATGATATTGTAATAGAGCCACCGAACGGCACGAAAATAGGGTACGATGCGCCGGGGGTGACGGTGACGTTATTAAATGTGGTGGTAGTGGCTGGTACAGCAGTACGAAACGGTTCTGAACCTGTAAGAGTACCCCCCGGAAACAACTCTCCAAGTGCGTCAGCGGGTGCACCGTCATTACCGAGAGAATAACCGTCTGCGACTAACTGCCAAGCGGAGGGTGCGGATAATGAAGAATATGTAATATCTCCTGAAAACTCAGGGGAACCAAGGGCTTGTAATGTGAAGCTACTGCCAGACACCCAGACATCCCCAGTGCCGGAAGTGGAGGTATATGTATCATCCGTGCCTACTTGGAAATATATGTATGGGAGCGTAAGTAAATTTACACCTACGTTAGCACTAAGTGCTGCCTCTGCAGGAAAAAGCCCATCGTATAGGGTACTCCACTGAGCATAGGGGGGATTATCTAGTCCCGAAGCAAAAGCTTGAATGGCAAAATTTTCCACCACAACTTGGTCAGGGTCTTCCGTATCTCCTACAGCCGGAGAACCAAAACCAGACATATTAATTTTAGTCACACCCGCGGGTACAACAAACGTACCGTTAGCGGTAAATACCTGAGACGATACAGGTTTACCTACCCCTTTACTCGCCGCAAACATTAGAAATTCTGCCCAAAAAGCGCCCCGTAAGTATTGGTGCCATCTTGGAAAAATGTGAAAATATCAATCTTATTATTTACGCTAGTTGGTGGGGGCGTAATACCAGAACTCCACTTAAGCGTCGAGCCACCGGCCCATGTAAGCGTATTCGTCCCGCCATACTGCACAATGATGACGAACGACTTACCTGCAACCGAGGCAGGTAATGTGATGGTGGTGTTCGCGTTAGTTGTGAACCGTTGCACTGTACCGTTAGATAGCGAAACAGTAAACGAAGACCCAGCCGCAGGCGCAAAGAGCGTCTCTACGTAGTTGGTCACCGTAGGGTTAACGATAGCTGGTGTGTCCGAGAAGACGACGTTGTTTGTTCCGGTAGAGCTAGTTACCCCCGTACCACCCGAAGCGACGGGTAGGGCAGAAGCCAGTGTCAGTGATGTTAGGTGAGTAGTCGCGGCTACCACGTTTGTGGCGTCGTTATAGACCCATATCGTCCTTCCTGCCGGTACAGCAATACCTGTGCCGGTAGCGTTCTTGATCGTGATGGCATCTGCGCAGTCGTTCTGGACGATGTAGACCTTCTCGATAGCAGGCACGATGAGGTTGCGAGCGCCACCAGTGGTCCCTGTGCAGCGTAGGCGCATGTTGCGCGCCGTCTGTGTAGCATTGGTATTAGTTAGCGTCAGCGTCACGTTACCGCTAGAGAAGGTCACATCAGCAGAGCCAACAATAGCTTCCTCGATAGCCACACCAAGGTTGTCGTTCGTGACGTTACCCCACGTGGTATTGTTCTCACCTGTGGCCATTAGCTGAATTTTAAGATTGCTATAGGTACTTGGCATGTTCAGTCCTTACGTGGGGATTTGCACCCAATTCGGTGTTTGGTTATCATTGATAATGCTCCACACCAACGGAGTTCTAACTTGTGCTGCGGCTTGTACACCAATAGGAAACACGTTACAATCGACTAGTGTAGTAGTGGTTCCTACCTGACCGGTAGCGGTAACGCCCGACACAAACACGCGCCTAAACATTCCAGCGGTGACAGAGTTGAGTAGAGCAGAAGCTTGTAGGCCGGTTACGCTGACTGCAGCCTTAGTCGAAGCAACTACCGTGCCTATCACACCTGACGCAACTACACCAGAAACCGGCACGGGTTTGTTCACGGCTACATTAGCGGTGCCTATAACACCTTCGGCGGATACCGAGGTAAGTGCGGTGGAAGCTAACGCCCTTACGGATACAGAACCGATAAACCCTTCTGCCGATATAGAAGATGCCACGACGCTGTTGTTGGTTAGAATTGATACAGTACCAATAAGACCAGTACCAACGTCGTCGTTGGGGTCTACTGTTATACTGCCATCAGCGAAAACACCTACGCCATCGTCAATAACGTCGAGTTGGAAGCCTGTTAGCGTAACGACTACCGACTGCTTCCCTACGATCTCGGAAAAAGCCGTAGTGGCAAAGGGAGAGAAACCGAACATTATTTAGCCTCCCTCCTTTCTAAAATTAAGGGTTTAAATTAGTCTTAGTTACCTAAGTATATCGAAATCAATGTTAAGGCCACAATAATACCTATAACGGCAGATGCTACCCGCACCTTTACCCCCACGCGCGAAGGGATATCCTCGACCATAGGTAGAATTTTTACTGAGGCTTCTTTGCCCTTGCGCTTTAACGTGCTTTTGAAATCCATCGTCGTTCTCCTTAGAGCCAAGTAGCGTACTTCTTAGTCTTCAGTTTGCGGTCGTCGAGGCCATGTGTACCACCATTAATACGTTTTGTCAGCGCAAGAATTGCAGCGTCATTGATGCCCTGATCGCAGATGCTCCACAGCTTATTCTTGTCAAAGAACCACAGAGCGCTTTCGAAGGCAAGTTCGGTAGCCACAAGGTCAGGGTTCGTCATCACATCGGGGCGACCGATGTAGTCGGAGAACGCCTTGAAATTAAATTTGCCCGTCAATTGGAGACTGCCTCGGCCCCGGAAAAGCCAGCCTTCGCCTGATGCTTCGTCGCCATTACCCATGCGGTTGGCGTAGACACGGTTGGCAATCTTCTGCGGTTGGCGCTCGTAGGCTTTGGCCAGCGCATCGGTTGGGAAGTACTTACGGAAGATACCACGCAAGCCCTTCGCGCCGTAGTTCAGGTTCTCGCTGAACGCTTTGAAGTTGCCGCTTTCATGCGCCGTTTGAGCAAAGAAATGCGCAGCCCGATTAGGTGATAATTTATAGTAAGCCGCAGCCGCCTTAAGTGTACCCGGACCGAATGCCCCATCTGCGGTTACTCCAATCTTTTTCTGTAGGTTTACAAGGCTCATTTGCCAGCACTCCGCCAATCAGGAAAGTCAAGTTCGTCAACCACGCCGTCGCCGTTGGCATCATAGCGCAAGTCGTTGCGGTACTTCTCCCAAGGCTCCATGTCGTCATCATCGTCATCTTCAGGCTCGTCAATGAAGACCGTGCCTTGAGGGTCGCTATATGGCTTGGGTGCTTCTGGCTCTGGCGCGGGCGTGTCCAGTTCAAGCGGCGCTTCTGGCTCAGGCTCTTTGTCCCGCGCATTGGCGTTGAGGCTCAGGCCGCCCAGCAGTCCGACGAACGCGCCGATGATTGTCTGGAAGGCGGGGTTAACCATCTCAAGGATGGCGGTGCTTTCTATGACATCATTAGGCATAAACAGGCCAACAGCCAGTGTCAGCACGACGACAAGGATAACTGCCGCCAGCGTGACGATGGCCACGCGCACAACAAACTCGACGGTGTCGTTGACACCTTCACCCTTGCTCTCAAAACTATTTAGGAAGCTCATCTTCTTCTCCTTCAATCTTCTCTGGGGGCTTCGACGTCATCGAGCCGTTGCCCTGACCCGCCATCAATCCTGCCAACGCCCCGACAATAAATGTCGCTATCGGGTTAATCAGCTTAAAAAACTCAGCGTCATTTGGGGACTGCCCCTCCATCGGCTGCGATACAAACACCAGCGAGTATAGCACAGTAGCTACGATAAACGTAAGTGTCAGTGACAGCACGATGCCGACGATGAACCGCAGCATCTCCTCTGGCGACCAATCTTTAGTGGGCTTCATGCTCTTGCTCGTCTTCACCTGTATTTATCAACCACTCGGTGCAGTAGCCCATAGCGATGCACTTAGGCTTCTTGCAAATTTCTTCCTGCCAGTTAGCTGGGTCTTGGCAGTCATAGCGGTAGCGATCTTGACAGCCCATTAGCACTAAGGACGTAAACAAAAGGATTGTCACACGGCTGATCATTGGAGTTTCCTTACATATTCACGCCGGTTGTGCCGTTGGACGCAGCAGAGCCATATCGAGCCGCAGTTGTTGCCGCCCCGCCGTTGGTGACTACGTCGCCTGAATAGGTGTACTTGTCACGGGAGGTAGACCGAGTGCTGGATACGCATCCTAAAGCGAAGATACCCACCGTACTGTTTCCGGCGGCTGCGCCAAGACGCGAAAACCCTGTAGCTCCAGAAGCAGCGGTGACCACACACGACGCGTATGTATATTTATTACGGGTACCACTGGGGCAGACAGGGGTAGAGCCTAAAGCAAATATACCCACCGTGCTATTGCCCGTAGCGGTACCATAACGCGACTGCGCAGTTGCGTTGCCACCTGCACTAACCGTATCGCTAGCGTAAAGGTATTTGTTACGGTCAGATACGCCGCCTCCGGCGCAGCCTAAAGCAAAGATGCCCACAGCGCAATTACCCGCCGCCGAACCACTACATGCCGGAAAGGTAGCTGAAGTTGCTGCACTCACTACATCCCCTGCGTAAGTGTATTTATTGCGCACGGCAGTCCTACCTGTAGTATTACCTAACGCAAATATACCTACAGTACTGTTACCCGCAGCCGAACCAGCTTGTGACGCAGCGGTAGCTGCTCCTCCCGCGCTGACTACGCAGCCTGCGTAGGTGTATTTATTACGTGTGATACTAGGTGAACCGCAAACAAACCCTAACGCAAATATACCTGCTGTACTGTTACCCGCCGCAGAGCCATACCATGATGCCGCAGTAGCGGCAGTTGCTGAACTGACTGCACAATTTGAGAAGAGGTACTTGTCGCGTGTGGCAACTATACCCCCCGAAGTACATCCTAAAGCGAAGACGCCAAAGGACACATTCCCCGCAATCGGCCAAAGCCCTTGCCTACGCCAATATTGCGCCTGATCTAATGTCCAGACGCCAGAGGCCGCGTCACTCTCGTACGGGCCAGTTGGTGTTGTCGGCGTGGCGCGGACGATGTTACCGGGATAGCGCTGGCTCATGTCATCTTCCTCAAGCGTCTATTATAGCAGTAGATGTCTCACGATCCAAGCGGAGTGTGCCCTCGCAAACCATGCTATAGTCCCCGCCAGTCTTCGCGCCACGACATGGCACGTTAATCTCTACGTTCTTCGTCAGATATTCCTTGCCGTCCTCGAACACGCGCCAGACGTGATCCATCGTGCCCCGCCCCGGCTGACCGCGAGTTTGGTTGTAGCGTATCTGGAATTGCGCCATCAGATCACCTCGGCGGGCATCGGACACGCCCGTGGCTCGTACTCAACGCCAATGTTGAAGTGGACGAAGCGGATAGGTTCGTCGGATGCGTGGCGGGTAAAGCCGTGCGGCAACCATGCGTTGGCGAAGATTAGGGTTCCCGGCTTAGCCTCAATACCCATAGCGTTGCTGGCGGGCGTCACCTGACCCATGTTGGCCTCTGGCAAGTTGACCTGCACCTTGCCCGGACGTGGGTCGTAGAACAGTGCCTTGGAGCAGTTCTCGGGCGTCTCAAGGAAGTAGAAGCCGACAAGCTGTGCCCCGTTGCCATGGACGTGCTGCTCCATGAGCGAGTGCTTGTGATGCTCCTGCGTCCACATCTCGGTGAAGAAGGTGCTCGCGCCGTTCATGTCGCTGCCCTGATTGTTCAGTATATGCCACGCAGAGCCGCCGACATACTCGCAGAAGTCGTGCATACGCGGATCATCCGTGAGGTTGCCAGTCATCTTGACTGGGTAAATCTCGTTGATGTCGGTAGCCTGCGGGTCGAAGTTATCCTCCGACACTGCGCGAACGGCGTCAAGGAACTCAGGCTTCTGGACAACGCAGATGGTGCTCGGAAAGCAAAATATGGGTTGGAGTTCGTCAGTTTGCACCGCGCTGCTCCCGCATGGCCTGCATGTTGGCGATTTGCTCTGGCGTCAGGTCGGTTACAATCCACGAGAACACCCAGCCACCATCACGGATGAAAGGCAACTCTGAGCGGTGCACCGTCTGCGTGCGCCCGTCATACTCAGGAACTTCGTCCACAACGACTGGCGATAGCGCAAAGCCATCACGAGTAGCGGCTGGCGTGGTTGGGAAGATGCTGGCGAAGTCGCAGAAATAGTCGTAATTAGCCTCGGGGTTGTCACGCTGAAGCTCTGCCGCGCCGTAGGGGTATTCGACGAACGCATCGTCTTTGGTCTTTACAAATCCAGTCACGAGTTATCCTCCAGAAATAGCGGCTTCATGTTAGTCAGCACTTTAGTGCGGTCGCCTTGGCTATTGATCACCTTCAGGGTGATTGCCTCGATGTGCGGCACGATCTCAGCCTCGAAGTCTGGGTGGCAGCGCATGGTGTTGAGGTGGTCGTGCGGAATTGTGCCAGCCGTGAGCAAGAAGTTCTCGGCCCGCGTCTTCAACTCGCCCAACCACTCTTCGCGCTGCATGGCCTCATTGGCTTCCAAGAACGGGAGGTGGCGGTATTTGCGGTTTGGCTCAAGCTCGTCCATCAGCTTGCAGATGTAGGCATACTCATTGAGCGCGGCTTGGTGGTTCAACGTCCAGCCCTCGGTGCCTGAGTTGCACTCCAGCAGGTCTGCCTCCGCGTTGAGCCGGGCGATTGGCGTTGACGCGTCGTCTGCCAGCACGGCTTCTGCTGAGAGAACCTTAGCCTGACGGCGTAGGGCCTGCGCCTTTGAGTGCTCGATCTTGACGCCGATGTCTATCTTCTGGTCGTGCAAGAGCGCCCAAGCGCCGTCGGGTGTGTGGCAGCTTCCCGCCATGAAGTGCTTTAACTGGAAATCGCAGTTATTGCGATGCGGCTTACTGTTCATTGTTTTGCTCCTTACGATGTGGTGGGAATTACCTGTTTACGCCTTCTGCGCCGTTAGATACCGCTCCGCCATAGGCTGACGACGCAGTGGCCGCGCCACCCGAAGTGACGCTATCCCCCGAATATGTGTATTTGTCGCGCGTGGTTGTATATGAGTAAACAGGGTAAAAGGTACAAGTACAGGGGCAAAAGGCGCAGCCCACATACGTACACCCTAACGCAAATATACCTACTACGCTGTTACCAGCAGCGGCACCGGCCATTGATGCTGCGGTGGCTGCGCCCGCTCCGCTAACGGTGCATCCTGAATATGTGTATTTTTGCCTTGTAACAACTCGACAACTATAGTTAATGCGGCCCAAAGCAAATATACCCACGGTACTGTTACCTGTGGCTGAACCGTATTGTTGACACACACCGGCATTGGTTGCAGCCGATACAACGTCACCTGCGTAGATGTATTTATTGCGTACACCGCAAGAGGACAGTGCAAATATCCCTACTGTGCTATTACCGGCGGCAGCCGGATTAAACCCTGCCGACCCAGTAGCAGCAGTAGCTGAACCGTTAGTGCAGCTTGCATAAGTATATTTATTACGTGTTGTAAGAAACCCGCCGAAACACCCGTACCCGAGCTGAAAAATACCTATCGTGCTATTCCCCGCAGCCGAACCACTATAAGCGGCAGCCGTAGCTCCGGCAGCAGTGCTGACTACACACCCAACGTACGTATACTTTCTTCGCGCACCTCCTCTGCAGTATCCTAAAGCGAAAATACCAGCGGTGCTGTTACCAGCAGCCGAAGGAAAAAGTGCAGATGTGCCAAATGATGTAGCCGCGCTGACAGTACATCCAGAAAATGTATATTTGTTGTTGGTGGTACATCCACCGTACCCCAATGCAAATATAGCTACAGTGCCATCATTCACGTTGCCAGCTATCGGCCACAGACCTTGCTGCCGGTACTGTGCCTGATAAGCCATAGACCAGATACCGCCAGCCGCGCTGTTCTGAAACGAACCAGCGGGTACAGGTGGGTTGGCAGTAACGAAACTACCGCGATATCGCCTTGTCATGGCAAGTTCCTTTTACCGGCGAGTTCTTGATAAGTTACTATCACGCCATGATTTCGTAGCTAACGCTGTAAGCAATCTGACTGGCGGTACCAGAAGTGACGGTGATGCTGGTGCCCTCCTCAAGATAGAGGCCCGTCGTCTTATCAACCACAATCAGAGAAGCGTCAGCAGGCACCGAGACCGTAGAGGCAATCGGGAAGGCCGTGCCGCCTGAGGGCGCTGAACCCGGTGCCACTGCGCCGTTGGTGTAGATCGAGACCGTGCAGTCCACAGCGTTGGTACCATTGACGTTGGCGGCCACAATTTGGTTAATCTTCAGCACCGTATTAGATGCCGCCGCGTTCCGCACCAGAACAAGGGCTGTCGTGCCCCCCGGTGTCAAGTACGTCGTCTTACCCGTGATCGTTGTGAGTGATGCTATATTCGGCGCTGCCACGTCAATATCTCCTTAATTACAAACCGAAGACCATCGCCAGTGCAGTAGCGCGTGCTTGCGATACCCCCGATGAGGCTGGTGCCTGTGAAACCCATGTTGTGCCATCGCTGACCAATACATTACCTAAAGTACCCGGCGCAACAACTTGAAGCGCGCTTGTACCATTACCCAAAAGGACGTTATTTGTCGTGAGCGTAGTCGCGCCTGTACCGCCATTGGCGACAGGCAGTGTGCCTGTTACGTTTGTTGCAAGGTTAACCGTCGATAGATATCCACTTGGGTTAGCAGCGCTATAGGGTGTAAAGCCAAGGGCAGTAGTTACCTCACCCGATGTTAAGGCTAGTGTGCCGCCAAGAGTCAAAGAACCCGACGTTGTAATTGAGCCTGTAAGTGTAAGTCCGCTAACAGTACCCGTTCCAGCTACCGACGTCACCGTGCCAGTATTAGAGGTAAACCCGCTTGGGTTAGCTGCCGGATACGCACCTAGAGAAGTCAAGGCATTAGCAGCGGTCGTGGCGTTTGTACCGCCATTGGCGATAGGAAGTACTGCAGAGCCTGCGGCAATAGCCGCGCCGTCCTGATACACCGACTTTTCTGCCGGATATGTAACAAACACATCCTTGACGCCTGCGGCAAAGTCTACGAGCGCACCAGCATTACTGGACTCTAGTACGGTATCACGGGAAAGCGTAGGGCCAGCACCGAGATACGTACCGATACCAACTTCCCACTGGCTATCCAGATTGATCGTATAGTATGTCGTATTAGCGTTGCCAATTACGGAAAAAGACTGATAGCCAATTACAGCACCGGCAAGGGTTATGGTCCCCGTGCCGGTGGTAGTGGTAGTCTCTCGGACGCGATCAGCAACGACTAAAGGCATTGGTCTTCCTTATACGATACGGATAATAGCGGTGGTATTAGTAGCCGTTGGGAAGATGATGGTGAAGTCACCGTCCGTCGAGGTTTTATCTGAACCAAAATCTAGCGTAGCAACTGCAGCGTTCGTTAGCGTACCCCCAGCGTTAGAAAGCGCTGATGGCGTGGTGTTATAGATAAGTGCGCCACGTGCAGTAATGGTCGAGTTGGCGAAAGTCAGGTCAGAAAAGTCTGTGAAGCCTGTGCCTGTAGACGCGCTGTTGTTGGATGTAACGACGCCCAGATTGACGAGCGTGCCGCCACCAGCAGTGTAGTTAGTACCTGTAATTTCGTTTGACGCAGTATATGCGGTGGTGTTGGCGTCAATCGAAGCGGACGAAGTGTATAGCGCCAGCTTGAAAGTATCGCCGCTTACGCGGAAATCGTGTACGGCCAGCATAAGCTCGGCCTTAAACGACGTGGTCATTGCTTGAGTAATTGCCATTTCGTGGCCTCCTTATGTGTCGAGTATCGAGGTAAGCTCTGGATACCCCGCCTGTTTAAATTTATTTACCAGAGTTACGTTATGTGACCGCACGGCCTCGTGCATGTAGTGCACCAGAACAGCACGGATGCTGTCTTTGAAAGCTTCAGCTTGGTCACGAATAGCGGGATGTGCTGCGCTACCCACATAGATAATTTTGTCTAACGCCCGTTCGGCAACTTCCTCCGGCGTGGACCCACGACCTTGGGTCGCCATAACCATGACGTTACCAATAGTGCCTGAAACGGGATCAAACATCTATATCTCCTACCTAACCGGATACCGAACTTGCGGCGTCCGGTACATATCCTGACGGTTTTTACCTTCACCAAGCTGTTTGAGCATCC